CGCTTACTATACTGTTCCAGATTTTAGCAGGCGTTTCTTTCACAATCGTTACAATGTTCGTAAGCATTGTGTTCATTACTTCTTTGGCTTTGGTCTGCATATTTGCG